CATTGGCAAAGACTGGTAATTGGTTTCACGATAATCCTCAACGTGGCCGGTCTAATAATTCTGCTCTTTTATTACGGGATTCAACGACTCCTGAACAATTTTCTTCTTTAATGAAATCTGTTAGGGAGTTTGGAGAGCCGGGATTTGTGTGGTCCGACTCTACAGAGCTTATTGTAAACCCGTGTGTTGAGATTGGGCTATATCCTGTAGACGAGGAAACAGGCAAGACGGGCTGGCAAGCATGCAATCTTAGTACAATCAATTGCGCAAAAGTAAAAACAAAAGAAGAGTTCTTCGAGTCCTGTAGGGCGGCATCAATCATAGGAACGCTTCAGGCTGGTTTTACCAACCTCCCATATCTAGGTGAAGTAAGCGAAAGGATTTTCAGAAGAGAGGCTCTTCTTGGAGTCTCAATGACGGGAATTATGGAGCAGCATGAACTTTGCCTAGACCCGGATGTTCAAAAGGAAGGTGCTAGGGTTGTTAAAAAAACGAATAAAGAGTTTGCTAAGAAAATCGGAATTAATCCAGCAGCTAGAACTACTTGTGTTAAGCCTGAAGGTACTGCTAGTTGCATCCTTGGTACTAGCTCTGGCATTCATCCTCATCATGCCAAGCGTTATATTAGACGTGTACAGGCTAATAAGATGGAGGATATATACCAACACTTTAAGAAGACAAATCCGAGGGCGTGTGAAGAGTCAGTCTGGTCAGCTAATGATAGCGATGACGTTGTTTCTTTTTGCATAGAAGTTCCCGATGGCGCAAAACTAAAAAACAAAGTCAATGCTATTGACCTTCTAAGCTGCGTAAAACTCACTCAGCAAAACTGGGTGATGACGGGTAAGACCGACTCCTTGTGTGTCAAGGACTTTCTTCAACACAATGTTTCAAACACAATTAACGTGAAGCCTGAAGAATGGGAAGATGTAGAGAAATTTATATATAAAAATAGAAAATTCTTCTGTGGGGTTTCGCTTTTGCCAGTAAGCGGAGACAAAGACTATCCTCAAGCCCCCTTTACAACAGTCTACCTTCCCAGCGAAATGGTCTCCCACTACGGGGATGGAGCCGTATTTGTTAGTGGGCTAATTGAAGTCGCCCTAAACCTATGGGAAGACAATCTGTGGGCGGCTTGTGACTCTTTGCTGGGACTTGGAGTCAAAGTAAAAGGTAATGGCAAAAAGACGTGGACAGACAGATGTCAAAGATTTGCAGATAAATACATGGATGGGGACATTAAAAGGCTCTCATATTGCATGAAAGATGTGTATAATTGGAAGGAGTGGGTTGATATCAAAAGGTCTTACGCTTCCGTAGACTATACAACCTGCATCGAAGAACACGACAACACCAAGCTAGAGCAAGAACTAGCCTGCGCCGGTGGAACATGTGAGATTATTTAGGAGATATGGGATATGTTTCCCTGCTTTACAGAATGCACGGAGGATAATAAAGTGGCACTAGCCGACGAAGGAGGAGCGTTAGAAGTAAAATTGTTGTCGGACAAAGGAACCCTTCCTACCAAAGCAAATCGCTTTGATGCTGGCTTTGATTTGTACTCATCTCAAAACATTACAATACTTGCACATTCGAGGTCTCTTGTTAGCACAGATATCGCCATGGCGATTCCAGCAGGACATGTTGGCCTGATTTGGCCTCGTTCTGGCCTAGCTGTCAAACAAGGCGTGGATGTTTTTGCAGGAGTAATTGATTCGGGGTACAGAGGAGAGGTTAAAGTTTGTCTGTACAATTCAGGTGACAAGGCTTTGGAAATTAAAGAAGGCGACCGGATAGCTCAACTTTTAATTCAAAAAGTAGATAACTTTTTCATTAGAAAGGTGCAAGAGCTAGACGAAACCGACAGAGGTTCTGGAGGGTTTGGTAGCTCTGGTCGTTAATACATATGAGTAAAAGAAGACGCCCCAAAAATAAATCACCCAAGAGACTATCTCCTAAGACAAAAAATCAAGCTACCTACATACGCGAGATGGCAGAAAACGATATTACCATCTGCGTTGGGCCAGCGGGTAGCGGAAAAACAGCCGTTGCAGTTGGCCTTGCTTGTGAATACCTTCTAGAAAATAAAGTAGACAAAATAGTCATAACCAGACCCGTTGTTGAATCCGGTAAGGGGCTTGGTTATCTACCGGGAAGTTTTGCCGAAAAGATTCATCCATATTTAGTTCCAGTTCTTGAAGAAATGGGGCGTTATTTTAATCAAGAACAGATAAAGACCATGCGTTCTGAGGGTATAATAGAAGTATGCCCTCTGGAATATATGAGAGGAAGAAACTTTCATAGGTCTTTTATAATTCTTGACGAAGCCCAAAACGCTACTTTTGAGCAGATTAAGATGTTTATAACTAGAACCGGGAGAGAGTCTAAGTCCGTGATTAATGGTGACCTCTACCAGTCGGACCTGCCATATAAAATGAGAGGCGCGCTTGAAAGATGCATTGACAGTCTGGATGGCGTAGAAGGAATAGGAATTTCGGAACTTACAGGCGAGGACATCATAAGAAACAAACTAATATCTACGGTATTAGCGTGTCTAGATGAA